GATCTCCTCGGCGTGGGTGCCGCCCCGGCCGGGCGCATAGGTGAACACGGTGAAGCGGCGTTGCTGATCGGCGAGGGCGAGAAGGTCGCCGAGGCCGCTGCCGGGCTGCTGCCCGAAGTGATCGGCACGACGCCGCCGGGCGGGGCGAAGGCGCCGTCGAAGGCTGACTGGGCGCACGTGAAGGGCCGCCGCGTCATCATCGCTACCGACGCCGACAAGCCCGGCCGCGAGTTCGGCGACGAGGTTGCCCGACTGGTGCGAGAGGCTGGCGCGGCTGAAATACTGCATCTGCCGGGCGAGGCGCTGAGGCAAGACGCGCCAGAGGGATATGACCTCGCCGACGCGGCCGAAGAGGGCATCAGCGCCGACCAGGTGCGCCGGGCGATCCGGGCCTATGAGTTCCCGGCATCTTCGGATCAGACGGCTGACGAGCACGGCTGGGGCGAACCTGATCCTCGCTACCTTCAACCGCAGTTGCCTGAAGCTCCGGTTCTGCCGCTGAACGAAGTCTTCGCGCCCGCGTGGGCCTCGTGGATCGGCAGCGCGGCCGAGGCCAAGGGCGCGCCCGCCGACTACGTTGTCGCCGGCCTGCTGAGCGTGGCGGGCGCGATGATTGGGAACAGCCGGTGGGCCTGCCCGTGGGATGGATGGACCGAGCCGCCGCTGATCTGGACCATGGCAATCGGCAACCCGTCGGCAGGCAAGTCACCCGGTCTCGACGCAATTCTCGCGCCGCTGCGGATCGTGGAGCGCAACGCCCGGCAGGAAGCGCAGACGCGTGTAAGCGAGTGGCGCGCCCGTGCCGAGGTGGCGAAGCTGGCGGAATCGACGTGGAAGGAAGCCGTCAAGGCCGCGATCAAGGCGGGCGACGACATTCCGCCGAAGCCGCGCGAAGCCGATCCGGGGCCTGAACCTGTGATGCCTCGCTACGCGCTCGCCGATACGACGGTCGAGAAGCTGTCCGTGATCCTCGCCGGGCAACCGCGCGGCACGATGATGTTCCGCGATGAACTGTCGGGCTGGCTGGGGAACATGAGCCGCTACTCGGGCGGCACCGACCGGCCGTTCTGGCTCGAAGCCTACGGCGGCAAGGGCTACAGCGTCGAGCGTATGGGCCGCGATCCGGTTTGGATCAGCCGCCTGACGGTCGGAGTTGTCGGCGGCATCCAGCCGGACAAGCTGAAGTCGCTGCTGATGAAGACCGACGACGACGGGCTTCTCGCCCGCTTCATCCCGGTCTGGCCGGAGCCGGCGCCGATCAAGAGGCCGAACCGCCTGGCGGATGAAGGCTTCATCGAAAACGCGCTCCGGCGGCTCGTCGAACTGCCGATGGTGACCGACGAGCACGGCGAACTGCGCCCGTGGTTCATCAACTTCAATGACGAAGCGCGGGACTATCTGAACGAGTTCAGGAAGTTGTGCCGCGATCTGGAAGGGCAGAATGAAGGCCTGCTCCTGTCGTTCATCGGCAAGCTGCCGGGCATGGCCGTGAGGCTGTCGCTCATCCTCGCGTTCCTCGACTGGGCAGCCGGGGGGCCGGATGTCTTCGAGATCACGCCGAACCACTTCGGCCGGGCCGCTGGCTTTATCGAAGCCTATGTTCTGCCGATGGCCGTCCGGTCCTACGCCGACGGCGCCATCGCCAAGGAAGACCGGGCCGGCAGAAAGCTGGCCGCACTCATCATCGAGCAAGGATGGGAGGACTTCAACTCGTCGGACGTGCTGCGTCTGGACCGGGCCGGCCTGGCGACGAAGGCGGATCTTGATCCGGCTCTTGATGCGCTCGTCGTCGGCGATCTGATCCGGCAGGTTCCGGTTCCAGGCGGGCCGCGTGGCGGGCGCCCGGCCCGGCGCTTCATCGTCAACCCTGCAATCCGGGCGGCGACATGAGCAAGTGGTTCTCCATCGCACGGGACTTCGACGCCCGGTCTTCCGAGAGAACCGAAACAACCTCGACGATGGCCGAGGCGCCCGCGCCCGCCCCGGCCGTCTCTGCTCCTGCGCCGGTTAATTCGGTTAATTCGGTTAATTGGGGCGGGAGAGACCTTAACGAAGAGGCTGCGCCCTATGGCGTGTCCGTCGGCGGGCACTGGCGGACATGGTGCGGTCGCCTCGTTCATCCATCGAAGTGGGCGGACCTAGCCGAGAACCGCGCGCCCTACGCGGGCGGCGACCAGTTCCGGCTTCCCCTCAACACCGAAGACGCAGGGGGCGCGCATGGAGCGGCTTGACCTCGAAGTGAAGTTCCAGGCGGCCGAGGCCGGTCTCATCTCGGGCTATGCCTCGCCCTTCGGCGGCGAGCCGGACAGCGCGGGCGACGTGATCGCGCGGGGCGCCTACGCCGCGAGCCTGAAGGCACACCGGGAAGCCGGGACGATGCCGCTCCTGCTCTGGCAGCACGACCCGACGCAGCCTGTCGGGCGCTGGCTCGACATGCGGGAGGACGAGAAGGGCCTCCATGTCACCGGCCGCCTCGTGCTGGAAACGGTGCGGGGCGCCGAGGCCTATGCGCTGCTGAAGGCCGGCGCGCTGAACGGGCTGAGCATCGGCTACCGGACGAAGCGGGCCGAGCGCCTGCCGGGCGGGGCGCGCCTGCTGACCGAAATCGACCTCATCGAAATCTCGCTCGTGTCCATCCCGGCGGCCTCGTCCGCGCGGATCACCAGCGTGAAGACTGCCGCCGTCGCGGCACCATCCGCCGCGCGTGCGGCAAGCAACAGGAGCCGGATCATGGCTGATGAACAGAAGGCTGCCGCGCCTGAAGCGGCGAACGAAGACCGCGTGACCGCCGTCGAAGAGACGGTGGCAAGCCTCGACACCCGCCTCGCCGCCGTCGAAGAGAGCGTGGGCAACGTCGCGAAGGCTGCCGGCCGGATCGAACAGAAGCTGGCGCGGCCGGGCATCATCACGAAGCAGGAAGAGCCGGGCGAGATCCAGACCAAGGCCTTCGGCGCCTACATCAAGCACGGTGACGCGGCCGGCGCGGAACTGAAGTCGCTCGACATGGCGACCAACGGCGGCGGCTACCTGGCGCCGAGCGAGTTCGTCAAGGAAGTGGTGAAGAACCTCGTCCAGTTCGCGCCGATCCGGCAATATGCCCGTGTCATCAGCATCGGCGCGGCCGAGGCCCGGATGCCAAAGCGCACCGGCACGCTCACTGCCGCGTGGGTCTCGGAGACCGGCAACCGCTCTTCGACCGATCCGACCTATGGCGAGATCGTGCTGACCCCGCACGAGGCCGCCTGCTATGTGGACGTCAGCAACGCGCTGCTCGAAGACAACCAGTACAACCTTCAGGGCGAGCTTGCGGCGGACTTCGCCGAAGAGTTCGGACGGTTGGAAGGCGCGGCCTTCGTCTCGGGCACCGGCACCGGGCAACCCGGCGGCATCCTGACCGACACGTCGGTTCCGCTCGTGGCCAGCGGCGCGGCGGCTGCCATCTCGGCTGATGCGATCATCAACCTGTTCCACGCGCTGCCGGGCTTCTACGCGGCGAACGCGGTCTGGGGCATGAACCGCTCGACCATCGGCGCCGTGCGCAAGCTGAAGACCACCGACGGCGCCTTCCTCTGGGCCGAGAGCCTGGCCGAGGGCAACCCGCCGACCATCCTGGGCCGCCCGGTCATCGAACTGCCGGACATGCCCGACGTGGCCGCGAACGCGCTGCCGATCATGTTCGGCGATCTGAAGCAGGGCTACCGCGTGGTGGACCGGCTGAGCCTGTCGGTCATGCGTGACCCCTACAGCCGCGCGACCAACGGGCAGACGCGCTTCCATGGCCGCCGCCGTGTCGGGGGCGACGTGGTGAAGGCCGAGGCGATCCGCCTGCTGAAGGTCGCCACCAGCGTCTAAGCGAACAAGGCGGGCCGGGGCTTCCCGGCCTGCCGCTCTTCCGGGGGAAGCCATGCTGAAGCAGATCACGCCACCGACCGAACTTCCGGTGCCGCTGGGCGAGGCCAAGGCCCGCCTGCGCATCGACCACGACGAGGACGACGCGATCCTCGAAACCTACATCCGCGCGGCGACCGAACGCCTCGACGGGCCGAACGGCTATCTTGGGCGGGCGATCATGCCGCAAGTGTGGGAGATCACCCTCGACCGCTTCACCGGGCCAATCCGCCTGCCGCTGCCGCCGTGCCGCGAGGTGACATCCGTCGCCTATGTCGCCGCCGATGGCTCGACCGTAACGCTCGACCCGGCCGCCTACATCGTCGCCGGGATCGGCAGCGACGAGGGCGCCGTGATCCATCCGGCGACCGGCTGGCCGGCGACTGCCGCGCATCCCGAGGCCGTCACCATCCGCTTCTCCTGCGGCTACACGACCGTGCCGGAGCCGATCCGAATGGCGATCCTCGAACGCCTGAGCCAGTCCTACGACGGCGACGAGGAAGACCTCGCGCCCGCCCGCGAAGAGGATCTGACCCGGAACCATCGAGTGTGGAGCTTCGGCTGATGCCGTGGGCCGCGCCTCGCCATTGTGCTGCCGGGCATCCGCCGTTCACTGGCGCCCGCTGCCCGATCTGCGCCGCCGCCGCCAAGGCTGCCGCCGAGGCGCGCCGGCCGTCCGCTAACGAGCGTGGCTACACCGGCAAGTGGGCAAAGGCGCGGGCCGAGTTCCTGAAGCTGCATCCGCGCTGCGCCTGCGGTGCGACAGCCACGGTCGTGGATCACGTCGTTCCTCACAAGGGCGACCAGAAGCTGTTCTGGCAGCGGTCGAACTGGCAGCCGATGTGCAAGCCCTGTCACGACCGGAAGACCGTCCGCGAGGATGGCGGCTTTGGCAACCCGGTCAAGGGCCGGGGGGATGATCGAATTTGCCCGAGGGGGAAGGAAACCGGCGGGGTAGTCTCGCGCGCAACATCGCCGGAAATGACGACTTCGAAATGGGAGTTCTGGGGATGAAGGGCCGCAAGCCGAAGCTGAACGTGATCGAGGGCGTTGCCGCCGGTCTCTGCCCGCCGCCGCCCGGAGGCTTGGACAAGCACGGCGCGGCCGAGTGGAAGCGTGTGGCGCCGATCCTCGACGGGCGCGGCCACCTGACCGACGACACGCTTGCGACCCTTGAGGGCTACTGCCGGGCCGTGGGCCTGTCGCGGATCTACAACGAGATGATGGCGGCGGAAGGCCATGTCATCGCGACCGAGAAGGGGCCGGTGACGCATCCGGCCTTCAAGATGCTGATGGGTGCCATGCGTGAGGCAAGGCTACTCGCGGCCGAACTGGGCCTGACGCCGCATCGGCGCGGATCGGGCAGCGCAGAAGGAAAGCCGAGCGATGACAAATGGAGCGGCGACTTGCTCGCCTGACCTGTTCCCCGCTGTTCCCCGTGATCCCCAGCGTGGGGGAACAGAGAAAGGCAAGCAATATCAGGCGTGTTCCCCCTGTTCCCCGCATTCCCCTTGGAAACGGGCTGCATCGGCGGCGAGGCGCACCTGATGGGCAGCCCGATCTTCATTCCCGACCCGAGTCTCTATCCTGACCCGACCGGCCGCGCCGAGCGGATCTGCCGCTTTGTCCGCAACCTGTCGCTCTGGGAGGGCGACTTCGCGGGCGAGCCGTTCAAGCTGCACCCGTTCCAGGAGGCAATCATTCGCCGGATCTACGGGCCGGTGAACGAGGACGGCAGTCCCGTGGTGCGGATCGCCTGCATCTGGATTCCGAGGGGCAACGCGAAGACCACGCTGGCCAGCGCAATCAGCCTGGCGCACTTCATGGGGCCGGAGGCCGAGGCCGGCGGGCAGGTCGTCATGGCTGCCGCCGACCGGGAGAACGCCGGGATCGCCTTCAATGCGGCGCACCAGTTCGTGCTTCAGGAGGAAGCCCTGTCGGCTCGCGTGCGCCCGGTGGAGAGCCGGAAGCTCCTGTCGCACCCGAAGACGAAGAGCACACTGAAAGCCATCTCGTCGGAGGCCTACAGCAAGCACGGCCTGAACGTCTCGTTCTTCCTTGCCGACGAGATCCACGCATGGCCGACGGCCGAGGGCAGGAAGCTGTTCAAGACCGTCACCGACTCCATGGTGAAGCGGTCGAACCCGCTCACGGTCATCATCACCACGGCCGGCGAGGGCACGGGCGGGCTTGCCGCCGACATGTGGGCGTACTCGCACAAGGTCGCCTCCGGTGAGGTGGACGACCCGACCTTCGCGCCGATCATCCTGGCGGCCGAGCCGGATGCGGACTGGCGCGACGAGGCGGCATGGCGGGCAGCGAACCCGGCGATCGATGCCGGCTTCCTGTCGCTGCACGAGCTGCGGACGAAGGCGCGGCGGATCGAGCACTTCCCGGCCGAGATCGCCGACTTCAAGCGGTTCCACCTGAACATGTGGCAGGAGGGCGCCGCCGAGCCGTGGCTCGCGCTCGACATCTACGACCGGGCCGAGGACATGACGCCCGTGGCGGATTTGACCGGCCGGGCGTGCTGGCTGGGCGTGGACCTGTCGAGCGTCGAAGACCTGACGGCCGTGGTCGCGGTGTTCCCCGAAGGCGACGGCGAGGCGCGGCGCTACGACGTGCTGCCGATGTTCTTCCTGCCCGAGGCCAATCTCGCGCTGAAGGCCGAGAAGGACCGCGCCGACTATCTGCGGTGGGCCGAAGCCGGCTTCCTCACGCTGACGCCCGGCAACGTGGTGGATCATTCCGCCATCGTGGAGCATGTCGCCGATCTGGGCGAGCGGCATGGCGTCCAGGAGGTGGCTATCGACCGCTGGAACTCGACCGCCGTCAACACGGCGCTGCAAGAGCGCGGCTTCACCATCAACCAGTTCGGGCAAGGCATGGTCAGCATGGCCGCGCCGGTCAAGGAACTGAAGCGGGCGATCCTCGCCGGGCACTTCCGACACGGCGGCAACCCGCTCCTGCGCATGTGCTTCGGCAATGTCGTGGCCGAGAAGGACGCCGCCGAGAACGAGAAGTTCACCAAGGCGAAGGCGCGGGGCCGGATTGACGGGGCTGTCGCTGCCGCCATGGCCGTGGGCCGCATCCTCGCCGCTGAGTCCGCGCCGTCACCCTACGAGGGCCGCGAGGGCGGCTTCCTGTTCATCTGAAGGAGACCGACATGAGCGAAGTGGAGATCCGTGGCCTGACCCGCGTGGCGAGACCGAAGCCGAACCGGGCAGGCTTCACCATCCTGGCGTTCTTCGACTGCGCCGCGCGCGGGCTGGCGCTCTACGGCTGCGCGCTCGTGCGGACGCCGAAGAACGGCATGGTGGCGTGGCCGCCGAAGATCGAGGCCGAGGACGGCATGAGGCGCCGCGTGGAGATCGAGGACGATTCGCTTCGGCACGCCATGATGCTGCACGCGCGGGAGGCCTACCGGGCACTGGGCGGCACCGATGCCGAGTGGATCGGCAAGAGCATCCCCATGGGACCGAGGCCCGAAGATCGCGATGGTCTGAACAGATTCCTGCAAGAGTGA